GCATGCGATCCAAAATAGAACGGGCGTAAACACCAAAAAGCAAGTTGATAGCTTTGGAAGTGGCGGCAACGCCTTGTCCGCACTTGGTTGTGTCGTCAAAGCCAGCATCGGGTTTGAATTTCGTTTGGCGCTTATTAAAGAATTTAAGCGCCTCCTTGGCTTCCTCGAATTCTACTTCAAGTTCTTTCGCGGTAGATGGGTTGGAGTTTATCTTCGCTTGCAAAGCTTCTAAATACTGGCCAGCGCGCTCTTTGAGGTACTCGGGAGGGACGCGCATATCGTCGCGGAGTTTACGCAATGCATCCGTGCGCCCATAAAGTGCCCTGCACAGACCACCCATGAGCTCGGTGTACGCAAGGTGCATGCGCTTGGGGTCGTTAGGTCCGCTTAATTTAGCATAACGTTTAACCAAGGTTTGAGTCGCCTCGAGCTTAGACGATGCTATCTGATGTAAGCATAGTCGCGCGGATGTGAGCTTATATACTTTGGTAGTCTGCGGAATTGGAAGCAAGGCATCAATGGGCGCCTTGAGTTGCCCACTTTCGACAGCAGCAACTTCTGCGGGTTTAGTCGATAAAGTTTCGCTGTCAGGGTCGACCACGGCGAGTAATTTACTCTGCAATGTTGTAACGGCCGTCTCAAGAGTAACCGGTGTAGATGTGGTTTCATTGGAGATATTAATCTTCATAATGCCATCATCTGGCAATTGAATACGGCTCTCTTGGTACACTTGATTGATCTCCTCAAATCTAGACAAACGGCAACCGTGCACGAAATAATATTTCGCAATATAACCGTAATCGCCGGCTAATACGATTTGGTTAGTTGCACGTGACACCGCAGTATAAATGTATTGCGGTTTGTTTGCCAACTCCGACGCCACAGCTGCTGAGTCAATATAGAAAACGACTGTGTGATCTCGGCTACCTGTAAAGGTCGTGATAGTGTGTGAATTCACATTCTTCGCCTTCAAGGCAGCAGAAGTTGCATTGTTGAATGATATGACGGGAATGCCGGACCCGGCAAATTCCAGCACATCACCCGCAAACAACCGGAAACCGTTACGTACCTCCGATCGCGATGTGATGTTGAATCTGTGTTTACGATTTAATGCTGTCGTGACATCTTGTGGGATCTTGTACACATCAACAATGTTATTACGCACTCCAATATCGTATACAACTTTGTACGACCGCGTCGACTGGTAATTAACGTAAGGTGTTTGTTCAACATCACCCAACACGACAACCTCTTTTCCAGGAAAAGTATAACACACTAACGCAATATAGTCGATTGGAAATTGAGATATCTCGTCAATTATTATGGTATCGTACATGTCCAATTTCTGCGAGAATACGACATGCGGTGTGAAACTCGCAACCCCTTTGGCGTGATGGGTTTTCGTGAGGTCGCGAGACGGTGCAATGAAAACGGGTCGAGTGAACATTGTACAGGCCATCGTGGTTTTAGCGGCACTAGCGAACCCAGTAAGCGCACGAAAGGTGACGCCGTCGGTGCCGTCGGCAACAACTGGCATGTGCTTCTTGAACTCACCCGAAAAATATTCACGGGCGAACACGCGTGCCGCTACACGCGATTCGACAAAATAATGCGTAGTGACCGGTTCATTAAATCGGTCATATAGACTACGCCATCTGTCGCCGTCAG